CAACTACGAGGTAATGGCTAGAGCAATGGGCATAACAGCCGATGCTAATAGCAAGAGTGGTCAAAGCAGTTTAGCTAGACTACGTATAAGTCATACTCCAATCATGGGAGATACAGAAGTTAAAGGTAAGAAGGTAAAGATGGAAGTAGTTCCGGGTGGGTATTATAGAGTAGATGTACCAGAGGGTAATGATGGTGTGTCAGCAGGTTTGTACTATGCACCTGTTGCTACCATGAGAACCTTCTTACAAAGGTTTATGTACAAGAGATTTATCAAAGGGTCTGGCAGTGTTCCTAACAGGTTTGTTAAGACTGTTATGGGTGAGTCTTTAAACATAGATCTCAAAGATAATGATGGTGGCTTTAACTGTGGTAAGCCTACAGGTTGGATCAAAGACTTCAAAGCATTACCACAGTCACAACAGACACTGATCAAAGAGATTAAGCGCACACGTGTAGTGTTTGGTCTAATAGATTTTAAAGATGTAGTGAATGATAACGGTGAAGAGGTTAAGCAAGAGATAGAGTCTTTACCTTTCATATGGGAAATAGATAACCGTAACGCTTTTAAACTATTAGGTGATACCTACAATGCATTTGGTAGAAAGAAGTTACTACCTATATCACATAACATATCACTAGGCACTGAAGAACAGACACTACCAAACGGTAGTAGCTTTTATCTGCCTAGTGTCTCTCCAGATTTCAACACTGCTTTAACCATAACAGACAAGGACACAGATACCTTTAGTAATTTTATGGGATGGGTGGACAACTATAATGACTACATAATCAGTGAATGGAACAAGAAGTCAGATACACTCTCTCCTGCTGATGAGAAAGTGTTAGAAGAGTTTCATTCTCTTGATGATGAAGCACCCTTCTAGATGAACCATCCTGCCGAACTGACGTTAGCACAGTACATGACAGATGCAGCCAATGGTAAGGCTGTGATGTCTAATGCCACTATCGAAAAGATAGGCCAAGACGTTATGGATGCGCTAAAGCGTCAGTTTGGTGGAGGTAATAAGCGTAAGGAGTTTGCATTGAGGATGTCTAATGTAGGCAGACCTACATGCCAACTGTGGTTCCAGAAGAACCGTCCTGATGAAGCTACACCTCTGCCAAGTAACTTTGTTATGAACATGATGTTAGGAGATATAGTAGAGGCAATATTTAAAGGACTGTTAACAGAAGCAAAGGTAGCGTTTGAAGATGCAGATCACGTTGCATTAGAGATACCTGAAGCAGATGTTACAATCAAAGGTACGTATGATATAGCTATTGATGGTGCAGTAGACGATATTAAATCTGCATCTGACTGGTCATATCGTAACAAGTTTAAATCTTATGCATCTTTGAAAGAGAGTGACCCTTTTGGTTACATAGGACAGTTAGCAGGATATGCACAAGCATCTGGTTTAAAAGCTGGAGGTTGGTGGGTAATAAACAAAGCCAATGGTAGCTTTAAATATATTCCTGCTAATGGTCTAGATATGATGGAAGAGGTGTATAAGATAAAGAAGACTGCTCTAGCTGTAAAAAGTAACAAGCTAGAACGGTGCTTCGATACTATTGATGAAACATTCAATGGTAAAAAGACAGGCAATAAAATACTAGGATCAGAATGTAGCTGGTGTTCTTACAGACATGCCTGTTGGCCTACGTTAAGAGAACTGCCAGCATTAAAGTCACGTGCAAAAGAACCTAAGATAGTATCTTACGTACATATAAAAGAGGAGGATAATAATGAAAGAGTTTCCTGAAGAAAGTTATCTTGAAGCAAATCCAGATGTTAAAGAAGCTGTAGAGAATGGACAGTTTCGTAATGGTAAGCATCACTATGATGCATATGGCAAGAATGAGAATAGAAAGGGGTTAGAGGGGTACTTCTAACCAGTGATGAATTACGCTAGGTATGCTCATGCAAGGAAGTATGGGTACAGGTCGGGGCTAGAAAAGAAACTCGCTGACTATCTTGAGTCAATCAAAGTAAAGTTTGATTACGAAAGCATTAAGATTGAGTGGGAAGATCTAGCCTACCGTACCTATACTCCTGATTTTATATTGAACAACGGTATAATCATTGAGACAAAGGGCATGTTTACAGTAGCAGATAGGCGTAAGCATCTCTGTATAAAACGACAACACCCTAAATTAGACATACGATTTATTTTTGAAAACAGTAGACGTAAGCTAAGAAAAGGTGCTAAAAGTACATATGGACAGTGGTGCTTTAAATATGGTTTTGAATATGCTAATAGAGTTGTGCCTGAAGAATGGTTAAAAGAAAAAGGCAAGAACAAACACAAGAAGTTTATATGTTTCACAGGAACAAAGAGGAGAATAATATGACAGATAAAACAATAAAAATTATTGATCATATAAATGACTTTGGTATACGAATACGTCCTGTCATGGATGGTGATAAGTGGACAGGTGAACTTACGTTTGCATTACTATCAGATAACAAGAATACATTAGACCCTATTATTATAGAACAAATAGTTTACCTACAGCATCTGATGTGCTCTTCGTATTACGTGATGAGAAACGATCCTTTAATATTTAAACAGCTAGAAGAATTTGCTATACAGCTATCAGAAGTAGCTAGTAGATATAAGTCTGAACCAGAAATAACTAAGCGTGAAGACAACGTAGTTCATATAGATTTTAAAACAAAAACAAAGGAACTTGCATAATGGGAGTATTAACTATGGGTGATGAGACTATTA